TCATTAATATATACCCATTAACAGCATCAGGTATATATAATTTTAATTGATTAGAATCTATTGTAACTGTAACACCAGCCCCAGTAATGGTATTTATAGTCCAATTATCAAGATTTTCAAAAGTATCATTTGGGAAAGCAACATCAGTAATAGACCAATACATATTATCAGTATCGGCTTCATCATTACTATCCCAAGTTACTGTATTTTTTTCAGGCCCAGGCGTTACAATAACGTTATCCGGAGCTTCTAAATTATAATGTAAAAATGTACCGACTATAGATTTACCATAATCACTATCATCATCATCCTGATAAGATATAGCTATCTGATTATCATTTATATTACATATATCTAGCGCATTATCTGTGCCCCCGCCAGTAGGCCCACTTTCAAAAGTTTCTGGGGCTTCAGGATATATTATTCTAGTAATCCAATCTACTTTGCATAAAGACGTTTTCCCAGATTGACTTGCTCCATTATCAATATATGCAACAACAAAAGCATCATATTCACTTTTGCAACAATTTGTATTTCTTGTAGGCCCTGTTTCAAATACAATTGGAGAACCAGCGGTTAAGACATTGCCTATACCAGTTACAGCAACTGCCCTACCATCAGAATCGTCTCTTGAGTCGAAAGTAATTATACCCTTATTTGGGCTAGGACTACATGTACCTATAGCATATGTAACATTTGATCCATTTATATCTATTGTAGAACCAAAAGATATTGTTCTGTTACCTAAACCATCCAAGGTAGACCCTATAAAAGCTTGACCTCTTAATAAAGAATTATTATAAAAAGCACAAAGAAATTTATTTTCATCAAATTTAGTTAATGACATTCTTTCCATGTAATTAACACTTGCCCAAGAAATATCATATGTTAATACATCTGAAATCAGCGAAAAACACCATAATAAAGCTGTCATAGGTGCCCCAGCACTTATAACAATTTTATTTATTGCAATATCAGTACATGCAAACCAAACCTGATTCGCTAAAGTGTCAACGTAATGATTTCCAAAATCAATTATAACAGACCCATTGTAATGAAAATTAGCAACTTCCCATCCATCCAACCATCTTTTAAAAATAACAACAAATTTATTTGTATCATATTTACAAACATCTATAGCATATGAAGCTCCAATTTTAGCTTCAGATGTAGTTATTTTTTGAGTGACTAAATGACTTTTTGTATTATCAGAATTTACATCATATATAGTAGCCCAAAGCTCTCCTTTTGATGCTCCAATATCTTTCAAAAAACAAGTTACGTATCTATTCGTATCTATTAAACAATTTTTAGTTGTATATACAGCATAACTTGCAAAAGTATCTTTCGTACCTAAAGTTATATTTGCCATTTTTTATTCTTAAATATTTTATACATGATTAATCGTTATATCTGTTGTATCCCACGTTGAATATTCTGGTGGTGTGCTTGTTCCATCTGAAATTATTACATTATCATCTGACGTTGGTGGGGGAGGATCGGTAACCTTGCCAATCCCAACAACAAAATCAGTTATACCTGGGATATTCGCTATTTGTGCTATTAGTTGTGGGTATACTATAATATCTTGTCCTACACCAAGAGCATTGCCCCATGTTACTAATACTGTTTTTAATTGATCATCTCCATCCGTTGGATAATCACTATTCGTAGTAAAGCTATATAAATATAACCTAATCCCAATTGAACCTGGCCTAGCAAAATTTATTGTATGATCAACACTCATACTATCAGTAACTGTTTTAGAAACCTGATTTCCGCCAATGGCAGTACCCCAAGAAGTTTCGATACCAGCACATTTAGAATCAAATATGGCTTGGGCTATTTCCTGGTCTCTTGTTTGAACATCCCCAACTTGCCTGACTACTGCCATAACACCATGAGCTGGAATGCTCTTAACATCAACTGAATCAGTAGCATTTTCATAAACAATAACACTTTCTATTTGATCTAAATCAACATATTCATCACCGTTAAGATCAAGTATTTTATTTTTTATAGCTTCCACTGGCCCACTTCTACTTGTAACAAGGTTAGAATTACGTCTAATTTTCGCTTCAGCATCTGTTTCTTGGTCACGGCCCAATGTAGCATCCTCAACATTAAATGTTCTTGTGAAGCCAGAAACCGGAGTATTTATAACTGTCAAAGTTTTAGCATTAGCATTATTAGCTCCAGTTTCAGTACAAGTCATACTTACTGTACCCTGATATACCCCTGGAGTTGTTTCTGTTATAGTCACGGTTACGGGTGTTGCTGATTCTTCAAGTGTATTTGTACCTTCAACAAGTATCAGTTGTTCTTGTTTACCATCGACTCCAGCAAATGTTATAGTAAAACCAGCGGCGAATGATCCTGATACAGTAACTTCGGAAAGTCCATCCAAGGCCCTTAAATATGTTTGCAATGTAGCCGCCGCCGTAGCATCATCATAAGCCAATGCTGTAGTTTCTTCAGTATTATAAAAAAAGGTTATACTCCCATCATCTGGCGTTGCCGAAAATGCAATATCCTGTATTTCGTCAGTACCGGCGACCAAAGTAACATCAGAATCAGTTGAAAAAACAGTTGTCGGATCATTCTCTACTGTAACCTGAGTACCAGAAGAGATTACGGTTGAAATAGTACCAAATAAAGCTTGTGTTTGTACGGTTGATTCTCTTGCCGCTATTTTTTCTAATGCAGAAAAATCAAGAATATTTTCTAACGAAACCCCTGACGCTGTTTGAGGGTATTGACTATTATATATATCTTGGGCTAATTCCCATAACTCATGTTCCCTTTCAGCATATACATCTCGGAGTTGTCCAAAAACACTTTCTGGAGTTAAATTTATTTGATTCCCAAAATAACTTTTAAGATCAACTCCAATTTCATCTTTTATTTCTGATAATGTTTTAATAACAAAACCCTGATCTGTTACTCCATATTCAGTAGCCATATATTTACCTCTTAAAGTGGTATAACACCACTATAATCTATAACACCTTCATTACAAATTACTTTAAATTCATGTAATAATTCCCTTGTAGAATCATTAAAATCTAAAACAAATCTAGTTAATTCCAATACGCCAGGAGTATCTATTATTGTTGATTTTAAAATAGTATCTATGACAATAGGATTAAATTTTTTCTTAAAAAATTCATCGTGATATGGTATGCCACGAGTTAAATCATAGGGGTATTCTCCTCTGTAAAAACTTAAACGCTGTCTTATATGCTGCTCTATTGCATCTACGCTAGATACAGAATCCAAATCTTGCCCAGATAATTCTAAATCCCAAGTTGTTTTATTTAATTTTAAATCTACTATATCTGCCATTATGATATACCTGATATTGGAGGTGTACCAACCCCGATACCCGTTACAGGTCCTGAAGGCGATGTACCCGTAACAGCCGTAAGAAGTAATGAATTTTGAACAATATGGAGTATGTGAGCATCACATATAGCTTGCCATGAATTTTCCAAAAATGTTATCTCACCAGCATCCAAATCTGTTGTATCTATAGTAGCCATTATAGCTTGTCTCCACGTTGTAGCAGAACCAATCAAAGCCATTTTTTAATCCCTTTTAAAAGTGTTTAAAAGAACTAGCATACTTTCTATTTTATCGTAATCAGCGGCTATCCATCCAGAGGGGCCAAGAGCAGTTAATACTCTCCCGTCCCTAATATATGTTAATATTGCCATAAGAATATCTATTAACTCATTTTCTCTATTCCTGAAAGCAATTGTACCATCATCACCAAGTTCAACCCTCATTTTATTATTTCGTATTACTAAATCATTGGGGTCTGTATCGGGTAACGCAACATTAAACGGCAATACACCAGGAATAAACCACCCGTCCGCTAGATCATGATGCCTGATTTTATTGGGATTAGCTGGAGTTATTAAATTGTTTTCGTTTACTATTGACGACAAATATTTGTCTAATGATCTATCAGCGAATATTAACATACCTAAATCACCGGGCTTTAATGGTAAATGCATATATGCAAGTCCAATACTGGCAGAATGCCATTGAACAGGGACATCATTTATCACTGGTAAATCAAAAATTTTATCTGGAGCCATTTTATATCTAACGGAAAATAACGGTTGTATCGAAGCTTTTTGAGTTACATTATCATATGTTTCAACTCTACCCGGCATGCTAACCCTTAAATCAAGACTATTTTTTTCATAGAATTCTTCCATGAATTCAGATAGATTTGTTCTTGTAATTTTTTTAGGCATTTCCTATAACCGTTGCTTCGTCTTCTGTAGCTATATTGTTTTGCACTTCATAATATTGTATTTCTGAAGGAGTAGTATCTATATTAGATGGTCTAATACCATCACACCTGCATTCCCAAGAGCGTCCATGTGTATCACCTACATAGTTTATTTTTTCTATTCTGTAATAATCATTAATATTTCTACTTTCAATTTTGACCAATCCGCCAGGAGATATTATCGGTATTAATAATGATTTAAATTCGATATAATTATTATTTTTTCTTTTAGGTGATCCTA